GTAGGCTATAAACGCCTCCGGCGTGGTGGGGAAGGTAATCGCGGCCGCCCCGGTGTGTATTGTCTCCATTGGTATCTCCTCCATCCTTGACTTCCCGCCTCGTAGCAGAGCGGACATTTTGTCCAGTCTGCTCTTTCTCACGCTCTATCATGGCCTACACATCCCCTGGAAAGCTCCACTTCAATCCGCCCTTTCTCGGCCTTGCCGATGTCCAGTACCCGGAATCCGTGGCGGTTGTAGTGATCTAAGATAAGCTCCTTAGAGCTCAGACCCACAAGTTGGGCCGCCTGAATCTGGGCCTTGTCCAGGGTGATATAGTCCTGCATTTCGGCCCCGGTGCGCTCGTCCCGGATTGTGACCGGAAAGCGCCGGGTGTATATGGTTGCTGTGGTTCTCATGCTGTTTCCTCCTTGATTTTCACCCAGAGGACAGCTATAATAGATTTAGCCAGCCTCCAGAGGGTAGAAAAGCCCCTGGGTGTTTGGTGTGCATCCTCCGTGCTGTCCGGTCGCCAAACTAGAGCAGCGCGGGGGATTTTTATTGGCCGAGTTCTTCATCAATCTTTTTGTCGAGCCATTCCTTTTTGGATTCCTGTCTTTCTTGTAACTTCCGCTCGAACGCCTCCATTTTTTCGCGTTCGACTTCCACAGTAAAAGACTTGAATTTAGCCCGACGATCTTTGAAATACTCGGCCCGGCTTTCGGGTGGCAACCCATCACCTCCTTGTTACGGGCAACATTATAGCGTGTTACGGGCAACAAGTCAACCCCCCTTTTGCAAAATTTCCAACTGGGAGCAAACGCCCCCTCTATGCCACGCAGAAGCGGCGGGCGGTGCTGGTGCGGGTGAAGCAGGCCGCCACCTCCGGCAGGGCCTTTCTCAGGGCCGCAGCGTCCAGCCTGGAGGACGTGACGGGCTTCCAGGTCACTTTATACTCCCCGGCCCGCAGCTCCTCCCGCTCGCCCATGTGGGCCTTGATTGCGTCCCGGATGCCCTCGGCCTCTGCCTGCGCCTCCTCAATCAACTGCTGAAGCTGGCGCAGCTCCCGGATCTTCATTTCCAGTTCGGTAGTGCTCATGGTATTGACCTCCTTGCAAAATAAAACAGACGGCACCGAATATCCGGCACCGTCTGGCTGTGTCTATGTGCTTACTTCACTTTCGGGAGAGGGAACTTGATTACGTTCCCACACTCTTCCGCCCATTCCAGAAGGGCGTTTACTCCGCTACGGACTTCTTCGCTAGATTCCTCCAGCTTATCCAAGCGGTCAATGATCGGCTGCAATTTCCGGTCGAGCTTTTCGTCCATCATCTGGCCGATGGCCTCCAGCAGCTCCTTGTCTACCATCTTTATCACCCCTTGTCCTGATTATACGGTGTCGGATATTCGGTTGTCAAGGTTCGTGTCTGAGGTGGTATGTGGGCCCCGGTACTGCGGCGGTTTCGTCTATTTCAACGGCGTGGCGGGCTCCCGGGGCCCTGTCCCTCTTGACAGTATGAATTATATCATATATGGTCGTACACATCAATTGGTATACGCCACAAATATATGGTCGTATTTTTGGATAGTATGTATATGGTCGTACATTGATTTTTGTGGTATAATACAGGCATGATGAAGGAGGAGCCCCCAATTTTGGGGGCTCCCCGGAAAGGAGGTCAACATGGGAGAAAAGACAGAGGCCCAAAAGCGAGCACACCGTAAGTACATGGAGAAGTTTGTCGAGGTCAAGGTCAGAATGACCCCGGAGCGGCGCAGCGCCGTCCAAGCCCACGCAGAGACCCAGGGAGAGAGCACCACGGGCTTTATTAACCGGGCCATAGTCAACCAGATAGCAGCGGACAACGGCGTTCAGATTGGCGCTGTGGCAGCACAGGAGTGGCAGCAAGCCGCCCTACCCCCGGAGACCGTAGAAGCCGCCCAGCGGGCCGCAGAGGCAACAGGAGAAGCCACCCAAGACTTTATCCGCCGGGCGGTGGATACCCAGGCCCAGCGGGATGCAAATGCCTTGCGGCTGGGTATCAATCCGTCCAACGGGGATAAACTCGATAAGGAGGTGTGATTTTATGGCATTACCAGCACCGAAAGACCACTATACTTTTGCCGATTGCCTCACTTGGGGAGAGAATGAGCGAATAGAAATCATCAACGGGGAGGCCGTTATGATGGCCCCGCCCACACGTATTCACCAGGAGATCAGCGGGGAATTGTTCCGGCAGCTTGCAAACTTCCTGGAGGGAAAGAAGTGCAAGGTATACGCCGCCCCCTTCGCTGTCCGTCTGTTCGAAAAGGAAGGGGATACCCCGGATGATGTGGACACAATGGTGGAGCCGGATATCTCCGTGGTGTGTGACCATGACAAGCTGGACGAGCATGGCTGTAAGGGTGCGCCCGACTTGGTGGTAGAAATCCTCTCACCCTCCACGCAAAGGCATGACCGCTTGGTGAAGCTGGATCTGTACCAGCGGGCCGGAGTGCGGGAGTATTGGATTGTCAGCCCTAACGAAAAGGCCGTACAGGTATTCTTACTTGATGGCGGCTTGATGCAACCTCATGAGGTGTACGGGAAAGAGGATATTGCAAAGGTTAACGTATTAGAAGGATGTTTTATTGAGCTTTCCAAGCTGTTTTCAGAGTAACGAACAGGAGCCTACCCAAGCCGGGCAGGCTCCTTTGTTTTCCCTTATTTTTTCCCTTTAGACCTCGTACAGTATGAAACATATAAGCACATATCATGGCGTTCAATCCTACTATTTTACGCCATGATACACTATGAAACAAGAAAATGAAAATTCAAATAAATCGGTCATACCTGTTCTATCATCCTATATGATTATTCTTTTTTGTAACTTTCTTCATTTTCTGTACTATTCCATCACTTTGTGTACTCAACTCAAAAACTTTTCCCTTTCTTTTTCCCTTATCCGCTTATTTTAGCCCCAAAACCTTCTCAATGTATACTTCCATACGTGCGGCGCTGTCCTTCTTCATCTGCTCTGTCGCATGGGCATACACATCAAGGGTAAAGGCTGCTGTGGCGTGGCCCAAATTGTCCTGAACGGTCTTGATATCGTCGCCTGCGCGGATGCTGGCTACCGCGTAACTGTGGCGCAGATCATGGAGCCGGGTTTCCGGTAATCCAATTGAGGCCATAGTCCGCTTGAAATTTTTATAGACAGTCTCGCCGTACAGGTGGTGCCCTATCTCATTTGTAAATACCAAGCCGCTGTCCTCCCACGCGGCCCCGGCCCTCAACCTCTGCTCCGCCTGCCTCGCCTTGTGGGATTTTAAGGTTCGCATAACCCACGGAGCCGGTGAAATCGTGCGCTTCCTGTCGTTTTTCAGTGTCGCAAAAAAGTATACTCCGCCCTTTTTCTTTTCTCTCTGAAGCTGCCTCTCGACTATAATCGTCCCGGCCTTGAAATCCACATCGCTCCACTTCAAGCCCAGCAACTCCGCTCGTCTTAGTCCGGTAAACAGGTCAAAGATATAGAGCACCTCGAACTTGTTCCCTTTAACTTCCTGCAAAAACGCTTCAATTTCTGCGCTATCGAGTGGCTTTATCTCCCGGCGCTCCGCCCGAGGCAGTTTACAGTCTGCCGCTGGATTGTATGGGATTTTCTTATTTATTTTAGCCTGTTTCAATGCAAGGTTCAAGACCGAGTATGTAATCTTAACGGATGCCGGAGAAAGTGGGCGCTCTCCCTTTGTCAGCCCATTTATAAAAGCCTGTACCATTTCCGGGGTCAGCCGTTCCAGCCGGATGTTCCCCAGCCTGGGCTTTATGTGGTTTCTGATCTGCCCCTCATAGCCCGCCTTTGTCAAGGGCTTTACCCCTTCCAAGTATGCCACTGCCCAGGTATCCATCCACTCTCCAACCGTCAATTTGGCCGGTTGGACGTATACCCCCAGGTCAACCGCCGCCGTGGCCGCCTTGAGCTTTTGAGCAACCTCCTTCTGCGTCTTGCCGGTGATGCTCCTCTGCACCTGTTTGCCGGTGCCTGGGTCATACCCAGCCGTAAACCGTGCCTCCCAATAGGTATACTGTTTTCCCGAGCGGGTCACGGTCTTTTTGCGGATCGTGCCGGTGCCTGCTGCTGCTTTTCTGCCCATGTGCTGCTCCTTTCCTCTTGCGCCCGCTCGTCCGCTCATGGTACAATGGGGGCGCGGTTTTGATTCTTAGTCGGGTCATTATCGCTCTTGCCGCCTCCGGTGTTGGTAGCACCGGGGGCGGTTTTATTACTAAAATGGAAGTTGCGAGTCGATATATTCGTCAATTGCTATGGCGTCAAGTGCGTGAAGTCTATCCGCTTCCCAGCGTTTATAGAAATCTTCGTTAAAGATTTTTTCATCGAGCAGTTTTCTCATTTTTGCGCTGTCGCTCAAAAAATTTTTTAATTCTGCGTCATTGAATAAAAGACCCGGGCAAGCAATAGTCCCAAATTGTGTGTCAACGCGAATATTCTCATAAGCATCTATTCCAAATATAGACACTGCCTTGCTTATTGTGCGGGCAATATCACCTAATGTTTGGACTTCGCCTATTTTAATATTACTGCTATCTATTCCGCATAGCCAATCTAACGAGACATTTAGCGTTCTTGCGAGGGAAACAGCAGTTTCCAGTGTTGGATTTTTCCCCTTGCCCCCGATATCTGCTTTTTCATAAGCAGATATCGTCTGAGCTGTAACTCCAATCTTGGCGGCAAGCGCATTTTGTTTTAGTCCGCACCGTTCCCGAACTTCTCTCAGCCTTTTCGCAAATACTGTCAGTTCACCCATAAAATCACCTCTAGGGATATAATAGCACAACTATTCGAAGCAGTCAACAATAATGTTGTAATTATCGTCTACAAGAAGATAAATTATGTTATTATTGTTTTCACACCTGCCAAATGGTAGAATGGTATCAGAAAGGAGTGTTTTTATGCACAACCAAGACATTAGGCGAACAGCAGCGGGGGCCGGGGTACGGCTTTGGCAGATCGCGGACGCTCTAGGGATTGCAGACGCAAGCTTTTCCCGCAAGCTCCGCAAGGAACTTCCCCAGGAGGAGAAAGATGAGATTTTCTCCATCATACGGGAACTATCCCAGGAGGTGAGCTAATGTCGGACAAGCTGGAACCCCTGGCCGTGAGGCCGTCAGAGGCGGCGCGGCTGGTGGATGTATCACGGACAACCTTTTACCGATGGATGCACCAGGCGGATTTCCCTGTCATTCGCCTGGGCGGTTGTACGAGAATCCCCGTGGATGGTCTGCGGGAATGGATTGCAAAGCAGTCGGAGGTGAGCACAGTATGAGCAGGGAAAAGAGAACCCGCCCGGATGCGGCAACATCCAGACGGGCAGGACAGGAAAAGCAGCGGACAAGCAGCAATTCCCGTAACAAGCATATCACCCAGGCCCCCGGTGGTCAATGGGGTATCGCAGACCTTCTTCTTCCAGGTAGAGAGAACGCGATACCTCGCCGGGAGCTGGACGGGCGCACGGTGCGCCTGATGATCGAGCGGGAGCGGCGTGAAGGGAGGCCCATTCTGGCGGATAACGCCGCAGGGTATTATCTACCCGCCACCGAGCACGAACGGGCCGCCCGTGTCTATTCCATGCGCCACAGAGCGGTGGAAATCCTGGAGACAGCTAAAGCGATTGAAATTGGCGGTGATGCTGATTGTCCGACGCACTGAATTTTTTACTTGAAAACGGCGTATCTCTAGATGAGATAGAGCGGCTCAAAAAACAAGATCTGTCTTTGGAAGAAATCGCCGGAGCCGTGCGTCAACGCCTGGAGCGTGGGGAGAGCATCACCGAAGCAGGTAAAAGTGAGCATAAGCGCCGGATTCTCGACCTGGATACCTTTGAGCAATACTTGTTTGAAAATGGGATTTCTGTCCGCTACAACGTAATCACGAAGGAAGCGGAGATTCAAGGAGTCAACAGCATATTTAACCCTGAGACGCTGGCCGCAGATCTACATATCATCTTACATGACCAGCTCAAAAAGGAGTTCCGATGTACGAAAGAGCTTGTTGCGGATCTGTTGGGTGTCGTTTCTGGAAAATACAGGTTCAATCCTGTGATTGATATGCTGCGCGATGTGAAATGGGATTATACGGAGCGCGTTGTACCCCTGTTTGAAATCCTTCATCTACCGACGGAAGATAATCTGTCCCGCACGTTGGTCTCAAAGTGGCTCTTTCAGTGTTGGGCAATGGCACAGAATGAGCTAAAAAATGGGTATGGCGCTGACGGTCTCCTTGTTTTACAGGGGCCGCAGGGCATCGGGAAAACATCCTTCGTCCGCAAACTGGGGGTCAGGCCGGAACTGGTAAAGTTGGGCCAGTATATTGACACTCACGACAAGGACACCACGAGGCGCTGCACCTCTGCCTGGATTGTGGAGCTGGGAGAGCTGGAAACCACCCTTCGCTCAGACCTAGAGCGGCTGAAAGCGTTTATCACCGCCGAGCGTGATGAATACCGCTTGCCCTACGGACGGGCTGACCAGATCCAGGCCCGGAGAACGTCGCTAATTGCCACCTGCAACACAGAGCGATTCCTGATTGACCCGACCGGCTCCCGGCGGTTCTGGACGGTGCCCGTTGAAAAGATTGACCTTGACCGGCTGGCGGAGTTTGACGCATTGCAGCTTTGGGCGGAAGTCAAGGATCTGGCGGCGGACAAGCCAAACCATTTCCGCCTCACAAGAGAAGAACAGGCGCAGTTGGCCCGGCGCAACCTGGAGCACGAGAAACCCCTAAAGGGGCAGTTGGAAGTGGAGGACATTATCAACACAGCCAGGGCAGAACCTGGTTCATTTGAATGGCGTGACGGTACGGTGTCCGAGTTCAAGACCTACAATGATACCCTGCGTGGTTACTCTATCCAGCAGATTTCTCAGGCTCTGGATAAGTTGGGATTGACCACACAGAAGAAGCGGATTTCCGGCCATGTTCAACGGGTTCGCAATCTCCCATTCCGAAAATATGGGGCGCTATCTGTTGTAGGGTGTTGACGATGTTGACGAGGCGTTGACGAGGGGAAACGGAAGGTTCGTCAACACCTCAAAGCGTTGCAGCACAGGCGCTTCAGGGCAAGTGTTGACGATGTTGACGAGGATTTCCTATAAAAGGATAAAAATATATAAAATATAGCCTATACAGCGTAATAGCCTATATTTGCGGATTTCTTCGTCAACACGTCAACAAATCCCGGAAAGCATTGCAATTAAAAGGGTTTGGCGTTGACGAGGGCCTCGTCAACAGCTCGTCAACGCTACGTCAACACTATCTCTTGTGTACTGAAAGGAGACAGCGAAACAATGAATGATGCTATATACAACGTATTGGTGAAGATTTCACAGACTTTGGAGGAAATTGCGGAGCACCTGGAGGTGATCAGCAACGAGCTGAACGGAGATTCCAATGGGTAGGGCAAGCCAGCGCAAAGGCCGTGCGGGTGAGCTGGAGCTTGCCCGGCTCCTCCAGGGATACGGCTACGATGTGCAGCCGGGCCGGGCGCAGAGCTATGGGGAAGTGCCGGACTTGTCCGGCCTCCCCGGTGTACATATCGAGTGCAAGCGCAACGAGCGGCTGAATGTACCGGAGGCTATGGCGCAGGCCGTCCGGGACGCAGAGCGGTTTCAGGATGGAGCGCCCACCGTGTTCCATAGGCGCAACCGCTCCGGCTGGCTGGTGACGCAGCGCCTTGAGGACTGGATAGCGCTCTACAGAAAAAAGGAACCGCCTGCATCACATACAGACAGTGATACAAGCGGATAGCAGAAAGGATATTTTTATTATACCGCAATCTATAAAAAAATCAAGGAGTGAAAAATTATGTTTTTGGTAAAATGCGGAAAGAAATTTTATGAGCTGACAAATACAAACGTCTATGCACTTTGCCCGGATTGCAATGAGGTGCATCAAGTGGATATTGTTGGCCTACTGTCTGATGGTCTCAACGACCTGGAGAATACAGTCGTTTACTGCCATGAATGTACCCGTCGGCGGCGCACGATGCGAGGGGAGGCCTGATTTACATGGTATGGAAGATTACGCCCGAACTTCAAACGGCTATTGATCACGTATCCGAGCAAAAGGTCGCCCAAAAGGCTGGGGAGTTTCTAGAGCAGGCGATAAAGCATATTTCAGATGGCACAGCACAGCTTGGCACCCAGCAGCCCAAGGATGGTAAAAATATATGCTTTAAGCCGTTGGTGAAGCAGGGGAGCCAAGATACATTGTTAATCGCCATCCCAGAGAGAGCATTTAAAGCCTATAACTACTCTAGCTTTCGGGAGGCGGCCAGCGAGGCACTTGCACACGTCCAGCATAACCGTATGACCTTCTGCCCAGGCGGCGCATGCTTTCAACATGGATTCGACCTCCAACAGCGCCCGCTGTCCTTTTGGAGCCTGGACGAGATGGGACAATCAACCGCCTTTTACAACGTATCCATTTCCGACGTGGTGGAACTACAACAAGCGCATTGGCTGATTGAAGCGCAGCGCGTCCGATAGAAGTTTAATCCCCCCTGCCTCTTTAACTGGAGGTGGGGGGTGTTTTTCAAGTTCGATTCCACTTTTCCTATTGTGGAAACACTGTGCTGTATTCTCCCCACAATGATTACCCCCAAAAAAAGAAAGAATGTTTAATATATATCACAGACTGTATTTTAAAGAAAAATTGTGATTACAATTAGTAATTGACCAGAAAAAGCATACCCTGGGGGGTATGCAATCAGAATTGGAGCCCCAACCGTTACCCCTTGTTGACAGAATACATCAGCAGCGATATAATACAAACAAGCCGAAAAACGGCTATTCACTTCTTGAGTTGGCTTGTCTAAAAAGGGAGACGGTAATCCGTCCCCCTTTTTATTTATTTAAGCATGTCCAGCGCGATAGAAAAGCCATTTATAAACCCCTGGCACTCCATAGCTACCCCGTAGCTGTCCACGTCCACCTCGTCGCCCACAGCGTCCACCAGGGCACGGCGGGTTTGCTCTGTCTCCTCCCTGCGCTGGTAGTAGTCGCACAGGCTGGGGCCGTCCATCGTGTCCGGCTCCTCGCTGCTGGCGGCGTGGTACAGCGCGGTTATAATGTCAGTCATTTTGAAACGCTCCTTTCTGCTCCTTGTCTCCATGCTTCCATCACCCAAATCCGGCAAGCCTCGGCAAATTTATGTACTCCCGCACGGTCTTTATGGCGGGCCATAAGTTCATCCAGCTTGTCCAGAGCCTTCATCAGAGTATCGTGGTCTTGTTTCAGTCCATCTTCATAAACTAAATTGAACACCTTCACCCAGGCGGCTATGGCCTCCCGCTCGTGCTCTGCCAACTTTCGGTCGGCAAGCTGCTCCTGGTAGGCTATAAACGCCTCCGGCGTGGTGGGGAAGGTAATCGCGGCCGCCCCGGTGTGTATTGTCTCCATTGGTATCTCCTCCATCCT